CAGGAGCTGGCCAAACGAGGTTCGTTTGATAACCGAACCGCGACGCTCGATTTGAGCGACGCTTCCGATCGTGTCTCGAATCAGCTTGTAAGGACTTTAGTATCTCGGTGGCCCAATGTAGCTAGGGCTATCGATGCAACTAGGTCCCGTAAGGCTGTCGTGAATGGCAAGGTAATCAGACTTGCCAAATACGCGTCTATGGGTTCAGCACTTTGCTTCCCAATGGAAGCAATGGTCTTTTTGACCATGATCCTCATTGGGATTCAGAGATCGCTCAACACGTCACTAAACCGACAGGACGTAAAACGTCTTATCGGCTCGGTGCGCGTCTATGGTGACGATCTAATCGTCCCTGTAGACCATGTGCTGTCTGTCGTTCAGACGCTTGAGCTTTTTGGAGCTCGAGTTGGTCTGAGCAAGTCCTTCTGGACTGGTAAGTTCAGAGAATCTTGCGGAAAGGAATATTACGACGGGCACGATGTTAGTATCGTTCGTGTCCGCCGGTTGTTCCCAACACGACAGCAGGATGCTGCGGAGGTTGGATCCCTCGTATCCCTCCGGAACCAACTCTATATGAGTGGTTACTGGAGGACCGTGGGATTTCTGGATAAAAAGATTGAAGGGTTGATTAACTTCTTCCCGACAGTCAGTCCAGATTCCTCCGTATTGGGCAGGGTAAGTATGGTCGGCGAAACCTTCGGGTATCGCTTTGACCGTGTTCACCCAAGCCGTCAAAGCCCCTTAGTCAGGGGCTTTGTAGTGTCGGCCAAACCCCCCAAAGATCATTTGGAGGGGACTGGTGCCCTATTTAAGTGTTTACTTAAACTAGGCACTCCATCCAGGAATCCTCATCCCTGGTTGGAACCTGGTGCTATCATTGGTGGTCCCTTTGGGACCTACCATGATGCCACCTTGTGGGCAAGCCAACCCCAGGGTGAAAGCGAGCACTTAGAGCGTACTGGACGCCCTCAGCGCGTCGACATCAAGCTGAGGTGGAGCTCACCTGTTTAATTAGGTGGGACCAGGCCTTAGGGCCGGTGGGAGAAGCCAAGCCGGATGGGACCGTTAACTACGGCCTTAAACCGGACGTCTTCTAAATTCGCGTGCTGTCACCACACCCCAAAGGGTGGTGGCGGTTGTCGCGAAGGGAGATTGCACTTGGCAGTGCATCTCCCACTCCACTTAATTAGGTGGGAC